CAGTAAGCCCGTCCACGATTCCTGATCATATTCGTCAACAGTTTGGAGAGTCCGACGAGAAAAGCCTGGACCTCTATACCGTGATTCAACGGGGAACTCGGGGTAAATCCAAAAAAGTCTGGAATATCCACCAGGAGGTTAAGGATATACAACTCGAACACACCAGGGGATGGTATCCGATCGATGAATCACCGTGGATTCCCCTAAGGTTTTACAAGATCGATGGTGAGGATTATGGACGTGGCTTTGTCGAGCATTACATGGGGGATTTGATTTCCCTAGAAGGGCTTATGCAAGCGATGGTGGAAGGTGCGGCGGCTGCGGCGAAACTAATTCATCTGGTGAATCCTAATTCGACCACCCGGCTCCAAGACCTCCAGAACGCCGCGAATGGTGACTTCATCGAAGGCAACGCGATCGATATAACTACGCTGCAACAACAAAAATTTGCCGACTTCCAGGTGGTCTTTCGGATGATTGCGGACATTAGAGATCGTTTGTCCTTCGCCTTTCTCCTGAATTCCTCGGTACAACGCCAGGCCGAACGCGTTACTGCGAGCGAAGTGAATTTCGTGTCGCGTGAATTGGAAGATACGCTCGCCGGGGCTTTCTCGCTGTTTAGCACCGACTTGCAGCTTCCCCTTGTCAACGCTCTGATGCACCGTATGGAGAAGTCTAAGAGGCTTCCCAAGCTTCCCAAGAAGATTGTAAAACCAACGGTGGTTACCGGAATTGATGCCCTCGGTAGAGGCCACGATTTAGCTCGTCTTGACGCCTTCATCCGGGGTGCCGGACAGGATCTATCACCTGAGGTAATGCTTAAATGGATGAACATTGGAAACTATCTACTCAGAAGGGCGACCGCCGCCGGGGTGGATACTGAGGGTCTGATCAAGACTGGTGAGGAAGTCGATGATGAGGATCAAAACTCTCAGATGGCACAAATGATCCAGAATGCCGGTCCACAGGCTACTGCGGCCATTGGCCGAATTCTTCAAGAGAGTGTAAAAAATCAACAACAGGGGCAAGGACCAGTCCAAGGCCAACCCCCACCAGAACCACAACCGTAATAAGTAATAATCATGGCTGAAGAAACCGATGTAGCGACAGTCCAAATTGATGAGGGTGTTACTTCAAACTCACCCGCTCCACCAACGGACTCCGACACAAAACCCACCCGACCTGAATTCATTCCAGAAAAGTTTTGGAACAGCGAAAAAGGTGAAGCCAACTACGAGGCTCTCGGGAAGTCCTACGGTGAATTAGAAACTAAACTGGCGCAATCACCCGGCATTGAGGATCAGCCATCCGAAGAAAGCGGTGATCAACCTGCTGCCCAAGACACACCAGCATTGCAACCCTTCTTCGATGAGTTTGCGCGGGACGGCCAGTTGACCGAAGTCTCCTACAAAGCTCTGGAGGCTAACCACGGGTTACCACGGGAAGTAGTGGATCATTACATTGTCAACCAGCGCACCGCTTCAGAGGCGAACGACAGAACTTTATTGGCTTCGATCGGTGGACAGGAAAGCTTTGATGAGGTATCTGAATGGGCGAACACAAATCTCCCGGCTACTGAGGTAGACCAAATAAACAATGTGCTCGCTGCTGGAAATACCGAACAATCCGTTCTGGTTCTTCAAGGACTTAAAAATCGTTACCAAGAAGCTACGGGTTCTGATCCGCAGTTACTCCAGGGCAGCATTGCTGGAGCATCAGCACTGGCACCGTTTGAATCCAATGATCAAGTCGTTGAAGCTATCCGAGATCCGAAATACAAAACGGATTCAGCCTATAGAGATAGGATTCAAAAGCGGATCGCCGTGTCACCTAATATCCTTTAACATGCAACAACGTAATACTTTTATAGCTATCGGTTTAATCGTTTTGGGATTTACCGTTTGTTCGGTTATCGCCGCATTTGGAGCCGGTGAATCCGAAGAGGTGTCCAATCCAGATCAACCGAGGTTTGGATTGTTTCAAGGTAAAGGCGCAAACACCCGTCAAATCACAACTCGAGCGAAGGCTGGAGGTTCAGTTTATGTCGCCTCACGTTACGTTAACGACCCGGATTGTCTTCAGAAGCTAAAGCATGAGGGCGGCAACCCTAAAGCCTGTGAGCAGTTGTCTACCGTCATTGTGGAAATGCGGAAGGACACGAACATAGCCGGGTTCAGTGGACGAATCATTATCGACAACGAAAAAACCATGATTCTAATCGGTGCTGATGTAGCTTCCGGTTTAGGGTCCGATCAAATTCGTGAACAAGGACTTGCAGATGGAATCAGGGTAACCGCAATCGGCGATGCCGTTGGATCTGTCGCAAGTCGATTAATTGACTCTGCAACAAACCCTGCTTTACCCATTACCGATGTGGCCGAAGTAGCCATAGAAACTATTGTTAATCCTGAATAAACCCCATAAAAAATAATGAGCCTAGGAAAAGTTTTATCGGCCAGAGACGGCCAACATGAGATAACTTCTGTAGAATGTGTCGGCGATGTTGCGGCAATTTCTGAAGTATCGACTATCACCTGTGTAGACCAAGCCTATGCCGGTGTCAAAGAGGTGACCCGTATAACCTGTGTGGCTGATGTCGCCGGTTCGCTCAACGCCAAATACTTCCGAATAAATGATGATACCCAGTCCGCAGGTGTCTGGATTGACGTAGGAAATTCTGGCACGTCGGTGCCTTCTGGGGCGTCCTCCCTGGATCGAGCCATCGAAATCACGACTATCACCTCGGGCATGAGTGCCCATCTTGTGGCTGGAGCAATTGCGACCACACTTCATGCTGACTCTAAGTTTACCGCTTACAATATCGGGGCTGATTTATATGTTACGGATGCAAGTGTCGGCACCCGTGTGGACGCCACTGCTGGAGACTCCGGCTTCCTTATGACCGTGGTCACCCAGGGCACTGCTTCCTGGGATCTGAACGGCAAATACTTTCTGCTTCAGGATACCGCTGGATCAGTGGGAGTTTGGTTCGATGTTGATAACTCTGGAACCTCCATTCCATCTGGTGCTTCTTCGGCAACAAGGGCTATTGAGGTCACCACGGTAACCTCGGGTATGACAGCAAAGGATGTTGCCGGGGTACTTGCCACCAAACTTCACGCAGACTCTAAGTATGCGTCAACTTCAGCTCTTTCGATTGTGACTGTAACTGATGCTGATGCCGGTGCCCGCACAAATATTGCCGCTGGGGATACCGGGTTTACCGTGGCTGTGGCTACAGCAGGTGCCAATGCTGACTCGTTGAATGCCACCTACTTTAAGGTGAGTGATGATGCCGGGACCGTTGGCTTCTGGTTCGACGTAGACAACAGTGGCACCTCGGAGCCAGCCGGATCGGCGTCTCTGGATAGAGATGTAGAAATAACCACGATTGTCACCGGAGATTCCGCATCAACTGTGGCCACCAAACTAGCCGCTGTGGTCAATGCGGATTCTAAATTCGGTGCTACGGCTTCAGATTCAACGGTTACTATCACTGACGCATCGCAAGGTGTCCGAGTGGATGGTGCTGATGGAACCCAGGCTAGTGGCTTTACAGTCACCATTACTAAACAAGGTGCTCTTACCTTTGAGTCGGAATCCATTGAATCCAGTGGAGAAATATTTTCGGTTTTCGCATCAGGAACATTCGCCGCTACTCTCAAAATTCAGTTTTCACCCGACGGTGGAACTACGTGGTTTGATGATTCTGATTTAACTTTTACAGCTAAAGGCAAGGCGAACTTTCAAGTCGCGGCTACAGCTCTAATTAGATTCGAGATTACAAGTGCTACTGGCACCACGGCTATTGATGCCTGGCTGGGTGCGCTTGAAAACGCTTGATTCTAATACAATCTCTCTCTCTTTCTTTTTCAACTCTCGGTAATCACAAAGAGACCCCTATGATTACACCACTGACGATGTACCAACCTTTGCCCGGTGCGCCGGATAACAAGGCTAACCTTTGGTTCATACGAGCAGTCTATCGTGGTGGTTTGTTGTAATTGTGTTACCAAATGACAATATAAACCCTTAACCCCTATACACTACAATGGCTGTTACTAACAATGCTGCTCCTTCTAGAATTGGCCAGGTGAACGCCTCTGGCGATGCGAAGACGCTCTTCCTGAAAGTTTTTGCCGGGGAGGTTCTTGCAACATTTGCGGAAGTGAATGTTATGATGCCCCTCCACCGAGTACGGACTATCAAATCAGGTAAGTCGGCTTCGTTTCCCGCTGTCGGCACCGCTACTGCTGCGTACCATACTCCTGGCGAATCCCTTATTGAAGGTGACAACGGCTATTTGAACCAGGTCAAGCACAATGAGCGGCTCATCCATATCGATGATCTGCTTGTGGCTCCTGTCTTCGTATCGAACCTTGATGAGGCGATGAATCACTACGATGTCCGTGGTGAGTATTCCACTCAGATGGGTCGAGCCTTATCCAATACCGCTGATAAGAACCTTATTCAAAAGGTACTAATGGCTGCCCGCGAGGCGGCGACGATCACCGGTGGAAATGGTGGATCAAAGCTGAGTAAAGGCGCTACCGTGGCAACCACGGCGACCGTTTTGGCGGCTGCGATTTTCGAAGCTGCCCAGACCCTGGATGAAAAGGACGTGCCCGAAGAAGACCGCTACTGCGTGCTTCTCCCGAAGTATTACTACCTGCTCGCGCAGGAATCGACCAAGGTCATCAATCGTGATGTCTCTGGTGCCGGTTCGTATGCTGACGGTGAAGTTCTGCGGATTGCCGGTGTTAAACTGGTCAAGAGCAACCACGTTCCATCCACGGATCTAAGTGCTGCTGTGACTGGTGACAACAACGATTATACTGCTGACTTTAGCGACACTGTTGCTACGGTTTTTCAGAAATCTGCTGTTGGCACCACGAAGCTGCTTGATTTGGCTGTTGAATCTGCTTATCAGATTGAACGTCAAGGTTGGCTGTTTGTCGGAAAATACGCAATGGGCCATGGGACGCTCCGCCCGGAGAGTGCCGTGGAAATCAGCAAGGCTTCATAACAAGAAGTCAGCAACGCTGATTATTTATTGCGATTACTTCTACCCCGAGAGGCGGTAGGTTTCTTAACGACTCTATACTTTCTTCAATACACCCACGTGTGTGTTGTTGTTGTTGTTCCCGCGTTGTTTAGAGAGCCTACCGCCTCTCTTTTTTTCTTTTTGTTACAGAAAACCCCTAACTTTAAAAAAAATAACTTTATGGCCCTAGTATTAACTACAGTTCTTGACGCCGTTAATACCATGTTGAGTTCTATTGGGGAGTCTCCAATTTCAACTCTTGAGGAAAACACAACTGCTGATGCTGCTGTGGCACAGAACTTATTGGATGAGGAGACCCGCGAAGTTCAAGACATGGGATGGAATTTCAATACTGAAGACGATGTTCCGTTTGTCCGCGATGGGGATGGAGAAATTGAGGCACCATCCAATGTCCTTAGATTTACGGTTAACCAGATAAACTTCCAAGACATGCGTCCGGTCATTCGAGGAGCAAAGTTCTACGACGCTGAAAATCGAACTTATGCCTTCACAAAAGACCTCACGGCCAAAGTTGTTTATCTCCTAGATTTTACTGAATTGCCCCAGTCAGCCCGTTGGGCAATCACCCTGAGAGCAACACGGAAATTCTATCGTCGGTTTATGGATGCCGATGATACCGAAGTTTTCACTCGAGAAGACGAACAGGTCGCATGGTCAGCTCTTAAAAGACATGAAGCCGAGACCGGCCATTACAACATCTTTAACGAGTATGACGCTGCCCGACCCCTGCGTAGAGCCTCTCGTTTACGCTATAGCTGATGCCTGGAACACTAATCTCCACAACGGTTCCTAATCTCATTAACGGGGTTAGCCAACAGGCTGACGACCTTAGATTTCCCAGCCAATGTGATGAGCAAATCAACAAGGTTTCATCAGTTGTGGACGGACTGTCTAAACGACCCCCGCTAAACCATATCAAGAAGCTTTATAATTCCGGCATTATCGGAGAAGACAGTTGGTGGTATTCGATAAACAGGGATTTAAATGAGCAATACGCTGTAGTCATTAGAGACAGTCAAACCAAGGAAGACCTTGAGCTTGAAATTTTCGATCTCGACGGAACAGCCATAACCATAAAAAACGACGCTGGATCTGCACTGAGTGACGCTCAAAAGGAATATTTGGTCACATCAGATCCAAAGACGGACCTGAAGGCTGTTACGATCGCTGACCATACAATTATCGTCAATCGTGCCGTTACCCCAGTTATGGACACAACTGTGTCTACTGCGCGTGATCCAGAGGGTTTGGTATTTGTTAAACTCACCCAATACGGGGCGACATTCACGGTTAGACTATATAATGATGTGACAAGTTCGGTTGCTTCTTACACTGTAGTCAAAACCACGACGAGCACTACAACTAATTACCTGGAAAATCAGGGAGCCATAGCTACTCTAATATATACTGCATTAGTCGGTGGAGCAGTTGACGCGGATGATGATTATGATATTTCGGTCGATGGGCCTTTAATACACATCAAAAGAAAGGACTCCACTGATTTTCGTCTTGAGGTGGAATGCACCATTCCCGATGGGTTGTTTGGGTTTAAAGACGAAGTTCAGTCATTCTCTCAGCTCCCAAAAGACGCCTACGATGGTTTCACAATTAAAGTTGTTGGTAATCCTGAAGATGAGGGTGATGATTATTGGGTAAAATTTGTAACGAATACTCCTGGTATTACCAATCGATTTGTAGAGGGCACCTGGCAGGAGACCATTGAACCAGGAACAACGACTACCATTGATGAAGACAAGATGCCACATCTGCTCATCAGTAACGGCCCTGACTTTACTTTTAAACCAGCTACTTGGGTTAACAGGATTGTAGGAGACACTACTACTAACACTGACCCGTCTTTTATTGGATACCATGAAGTAACAAATATCACCACGGTTGCTGATGTGGGTGACTCCCTCAATACCAAATACTTTCTTCTGGAAGACACTGCCGGTAGCGTAGGCTTCTGGTTTGATACCGATGACTCGGGAAGCACTATTCCAGCGGGTGCCACTGC